TATTTTAAAATTAAGTAAATTATTTAAAGGTATAACAGATCAAGTTGTATCAGCTTTAGCACCTGCCTTAGAATATTTAGCTACAATCTTAAAAGATAAAATATTAGATACTATTAAAGGTTCTAATGAAAATGTAAGTGCTTTTGGAAGAACATTAGCAGGTGAATTTTTGCAATCACTAAAAACAGTTATTTTAGCTTTGCAAGGATTTTTAAATGGAATGGTAGACGTTATGAATGCCATTATGGACTTTTCACCTTTTACAAAAGATATTTTTAAAAACTTTGATAGAATAAAACATATTAATATTGATTTTGAAAAAATGGATGAACTCATTAGGAAAGTAGGTACTAGACAAATAGATTTGACAGAAAACGTCAAAAAAAGCACTAAAGAATTAACTATAATGCAACAAGTTCTAAATGGAGTTGCAAATGGTGTTAAAAAATATCAAGATACAACAGATAATTTAACTCAATCTATTGAAAAGATGACTATTAAAGCATTAGGTGGTTTAGAGGAAAGTTTATTAGGAATAATGAAAGGCACAGTTTCAGCTAAAGATGCCTTTAAAGATATGGCTAACTCTATAATTAGTGATTTAGCAAGAATGTTAATAAAAAAATATATAACAGATCAGATTTTTGGATTTGTGACAACTGCAATAGGTGGATCATCTGGATCAACAACACCTACAGGAAAAGCTATAGGTGGTTCAGTTCAAAGAGGGAAACCATATATGGTTGGAGAAAGAGGTGCAGAGTTATTTGTTCCTAATAGAAGTGGTTCTATTATTCCTAATGATAAAATGGGTGGTGGTGGTGTTGTTGTTAACCAGACAATTAACCTAAGTACTGGAGTTGCACAAACAGTTAGAGCAGAAGTTTTAGGAATGATGCCACAAATAGCTGAAGCTGCAAAAGGTGCAGTTTATGATGCTAGGCGTAGAGGTGGACAATTCGGATCAGCATTTGGAGCATAAAAGATGGCAATAACATATCCATTAACATTACCAACAGTTACAGGTGTTCAGTCTGTTAATTTTATTGTTAGAAATTCAATAGGTGCAACTCAGTCTCCTTTCACTTATGAGCAACAAATATTTAAAAATCCCGGTCAAAGATTTGAAGCTGATATAACATTGCCACCTATGTCTAGAGCAGATGCTGAAGTTTGGAACACATTTTTTATTAAGCTATATGGTCAATATGGAACATTTTTATTAGGTGATCCAAATAGTGCAACACCTAGAGGAACTGCATCAAGTTCTGCAGGAACACCAGTAGTTAATGGAGCAAGTCAAACTGGAGATACATTAAACATTGATGGAGTTCCAACAAGTCAAACTGGTTATTTAAAAGCAGGTGATTATATTCAGTTAGGTTCTACAAGTAGTGCAAGATTATATAAAGTTTTAGATGATGCAGATAGTAATGGCTCTGGTGAAGTTGCTTTAACAATTTATCCAAATTTAAGATCATCACCATCAGATGGAGAAACAGTTGTTGTAGCAAGTGCAGTTGGTTTATTTAGATTAACAACACCTACACATAATTGGGCTATAAGTACAGATGGATTTTATTCATTATCATTTGGAGCATCTGAAGCAATATGAGCAGAGGTATAACAAATGCAGTAAATACAATATTAGAAAGTGATAATTTATCACCTTTTTTAGCAGTTGATTTAGCATTTGATGGAGGGCATTTTGTTTGTTGGACAGGTTATGGAAGTATTACTTTTAATGGCACAACTTTTTTTGGTGGTGGCGATTTTCTTAATGTTTCTCAAATAAGTGAAACTGCTGAAATACAAGCTAATGGAATTAACGTAACATTATCTGGGATACCATCTGATTTAATATCAAGTGCTTTAAATGAAACATATCAAGGTAGACCTGCAAAGTTATATTTAGGAGTTTTAGATGTTAATGGTGCAGTTGTTGCCGATCCTTATTTAATGTTTAGTGGTCGTATGGACACAATGAGCATTAAAGATAGTGGTGATACTGCAAATATAAGTTTAACTGCTGAAAGTCGTTTAATTGATTTAGAAAGAAGTAGAGAAAGAAGATATACATCTGAAGATCAAAAAATAGATTATCCAAATGATAAAGGATTAGAATTTATTGCTGATTTACAGAATCAAGAGATTGTATGGGGAAGATAAATGGGTCTTTTTAATGATTTCGTTAAAGCACTTACAAATCCGGCAACATTAATCACAGTTGCTGCAGCAGTTTATTTTGCACCTGCAGCAGTTATTGCAGCAGCAGGTGGCACAATGTTGTTTGCAGCTAAAGCCTATGTGATTTCAGCCGCAGCATCTGCAGCAATGCAGTCTTTAGCACCAAAACCAAAGTTACCTAGTTTTGCTGATTTTTCAACTCAATCAGTAAATAGAACACAAATGATAAAACAACCAACTGTTCCTAGAAGAATGGTTTATGGTGAAACAAGAGTGTCAGGTGTTTTAGGATTTGCTGAAAGTACAAATGACGATAAATATCTTCATCTAGTTATTTTAATGGCATCACATGAAGTTAATTCTATTGGTCAAATATATATAAATGATACTGCTATAACTATTAATGGTAGTGGTAATTGTACTGCACCAACACAATATGCAAATCTAATTAGAATTAAAAAACATTTAGGTACATCAGATCAATCAGCAGATACAGATTTAATTGCAGATAGTAATGGGAAATGGACAACCAACCATAAACTAAGTGGCATTGCTTATGTTTATGCCAGATTAGAATTTGATGCAGATGCTTTTCCAAATGGATTACCAAATATATCAGCTATAATTCAAGGTAAAAAATTATATGATCCTAGAACATCGTCAACTGCATATTCAACAAATCCTGCATTAGCTATCAGAGATTATTTAACAGATAGTATTTATGGATTCAATGCATCAACAGATGAAATAGATGACACTTCATTTACAAATGCAGCTAATGTATGTGATGAAAATGTTACTTTATCTGGTGGTGGTACTGAAAAAAGATATACAGTTAATGGAACTTTTGAAAGTAACGGAAGTCCAAAAAACATATTAGAAAATCTATTAACCCCTATGGGTGGTGAAGTTATATTTTCTAATGGAACATTTAAAGCAAAAGCAGCTAAATATGTGTCACCAACTGTTACATTAGATGAGGGTGATTTAAGAGGTTCTATCGGTTTACAATCTAGAAGATCAAGAAGAGATAATTTTAATGCAGTTAAAGGTGTTTTTACATCACCAGATAATAATTTTATAGCTGCAGATTATCCTGCTTTCACATCAACAACTTTTAGGAATGAAGATAATGGAGATCAAGTTTTTTTAGATATGGATTTGCCATATACAACTTCATCACCTATGGCACAAAGATTAGCTAAAATTGCATTGTTTAGAAATAGACAACAAGTGACATTAGAAATGCCTTGTAAATTAAAAGCATTTCAACTTAATGTAGGTGATACTGTATCTATTACTAATGAAAGGTTTGGATTTAGTTCTAAGGTTTTTGAAGTTGCAGAATGGAATCTTGCATTTGAGAATGATGGTAATGGTGTTCCTATTATGGGAGTTGATTTAGTTTTAAGAGAATTAAATAGTGCAGTTTATGATTGGAATGCAGAAGAAAAAATATTCCAACAAGATAACACAACATTGCCAGACCCATTTGTAATTGCAGAACCTGTAATAACAACAACTGATGAGTTAAGGGTGTTAAATGAAGCTGCAGTATCTGTTTTAATTGTCAGAGCAACTACGTCTAATCCACAAGTTATTGATTTTGAGGTGCAAGCAAAAAAATCAACTGATACTGATTTTATTAGTTTAGGAAAATCAAGTGCTAATTTATTTGAATTTCTTAATGTTGATGATGGTGCAATTTATGATGTCAGGGCAAGAAGTATAACAAGATTAAGTCGTTCTTCTTATGCAATCACACAACATCAAATTGTTGGTGAAAGTGCGCCACCTCAAGATGTACTTGATTTTAGTGTTAATATAATAAATACTGAAGCACATCTAAGTTGGACACCAGTTACTGATTTAGATTTATCTCATTATCATATAAGACACGCTAGAGAAACAAGTGGTGCAACATATGCTAATGCAATTGATTTAAATGCAAAAGTTGCAAGACCTGCTAACACGGCAGTTGTTGAAGCTATGACAGGTACTTATTTTATTAAGGCAGTTGATAAACTAGGAAATGCATCTTTAAATGCAACAAGTAAATTAGCTATAATAGAAGATATTAAAAACCTTAATGCAGTTGCCACAACTACACAAAATCCTAATTTTACTGGAACAAAAGTAAATACGGCAGTTGTTGATAATAAGCTTCAATTAAATACAAGTATAAATTTTGATAGTCTATCTGGTAATTTTGATGATGCCAAAGGATTGTTTGATGGTGGTGGTGGTAATATATCATCTAGTGGTACATATGAATTTGATAATTATGTTGACTTAGGTAACATTTATACAAGCAGAGTTAGTCATAATTTAAATGTTGTAAGAAAAGATTATGTTGACACATTTGATAGTGCTTTAGGTAATTTTGATGATAGATTAGGTACTTTTGATGGTGATCCTCAAGCATTTGATGATGTGAATGTTGAATTATTAGTTGCGACAACTGAAGATGATCCATCAAGTGGCTCACCAACATATACTGCATTTAGAAAATTTTTTGTTGGTGATTATAAAGCAAGAGCCTATAAATTTAAAGCCAACTTAACAACCTCAGATGCAGAAGCATCACCACAGATTACTGCATTGTCAGTTACTGTAGATATGCCAGATAGGGTTGTATCTGAAGCAGATATAGTTAGTGGAACAGGGTCAAAAGCTATTACATTTAGTCCATCATTTAAGGCACTACAGGGAGTTGGTATTTCTGCAAGTAACTTAACAAGTGGTGATTATTATGCTATAACAAGTAAAAGTGCA